CTGATCAATACGATGAGATCAGACGCGTGAATGATGAAGGCGGCCCCGGCGTTGACTTCATCTATGGGATCAAGGATGGCAACACTGAACTGCAAGCCATTCGCTTTGATGCGGCACGATTCAGCGCTGACGAGGCCCGGCAATGGCTGAGCGAGCATGACATGCAGGAGATCATGTTCGAGGTGGCAACCGGCGAGCGGATGCAACGCTCAGCGCCGGTGGCCTTCAGCCGTTCAGCGCAGATCGCAGAAGATGACCGCACGCTTGAGTTCCCGTTCTCCAGCGAGTACCCGGTCGCGCGCTACTTCGGCAATGAGATCCTGGCCCACACCCGCGAGGCCGTAGACCTTGCGCGGTTAAACGATGGCGCGCCGCTGCTGTTCAACCATGACCCGGACAAGCTGATCGGCGTGGTTGAACGCGCATGGGTGGATGAGGGCCAGAAGCGCGGCTACGCGCGGGTGCGTATGAGCCGCAATCCATTTGCGCAGGAGGTGATGAATGATGTTCGTGATGGCGTGCTGCGCAATGTGAGCTTCGGCTATGCGATCAACGATATGGAGCAGCGCGGCGAAGACTTCATCGTTACGCGATGGAGCGCGCACGAACTGTCGCTAGTCTCAATACCTGCCGACCCTACAATTGGCGTAGGGCGTTCAATGGATGCTCCGGTCGCGGCCACAGCCGCATCACTTGTCCCAACTTCTACCGACATGGAAGACACCACCACCGATCTGATGGCGGTGCGGGCTGAAGCGGCTTCAGAGGCTGCCAAGGCTGAGCGCACCCGCATCTCTGGCATCACTGCTATCACCGAAAAGCACGGCATGGCCGACCTTGGCCGCCAGCTGGTTGAGTCCGGCCGCAGCCTTGATGAGGCCCGCGCTGCTGTGCTTGATCAACTTGGCAGCAAGGCGCAGCCTGTCAGCGAGTCCGCTGGCGACATTGGCCTCAGCGCCAAGGAAACCCGTGAGTTCAGCTTCCAGCGCGCGATCAACGCACTGGCCAACCCGGGCGACCGCAAACTGCAGGAGGCCGCGGCCTTCGAACGCGAGTGCTCCGAGGCTGCCGCTGCACGCGCTGGCAAGGTTGCTCAGGGCATCATGGTGCCGAGCGAGGTGCTGCGCCGTGACCTGACCGTTGGCACCGCATCCGGCGCTGGCGATCTGGTCGGCACTGACTTCCGTCCTGGCAGCTTCATCGAGCTGCTGCGCAACCGCTCGGCACTGGTCGGCCTTGGCGTCACCAGCCTGACCGGGCTGACCGGCAACGTGGCTATTCCCCGTCAGACGGCTGCGGCAACTGCGTATTGGGTGGCTGAATCTGGTTCGCCCACCGAGAGCCAGCAGACGGTGGATCAGGTGAACCTTTCGCCAAAAACCGTAGGCGCCTTCACCGACTACAGCCGCCGCCTGATGCTGCAGGCCAGCATCGACGTGGAGCAGATGATCCGCCAGGATCTTGCCACTGTGCTGGCGCTTGAGATCGACCGCGTTGGCCTGTACGGCTTGGGCAATACCAGCCAGCCGCTTGGCATCAAGCTGACCACCGGCATCAACACCGAGGACTTCGGTGCCGCCACCCCGACCTATACCGAGGTGGTAAGCATGGAATCCAAGATCGCTGCGGACAACGCCGACATCGGCGCCATGGCGTATCTGATGAATGCCACCATGCGCGGCAACCTGAAGACCAAGGACAAGGGCACCGATACCGGCGCCTACGTGTTCGAGCCTGGCGGCACCGTCAACGGCTACAGCGCCGTCGTCAGCAATCAGGTCGAGTCTGGCGACATCTTCTTCGCGGTGTGGAGCCAGCTGATCATGGCGATGTGGAGTGGATTGGATCTCACCGTGGATCCCTACACCCACAGCACCAGCGGCACAGTGCGCGTGGTGGCCCTGCAGGATGTGGACTTTGCAGTCCGTCATCCTGAAGGCTTCTGCCGCGGCAACAACACCCTGTGATGTTGATCGAAATCCTTAAGGACACGTCCATTAGGGGCGTGGCTGTCAAGGCAGGGCAGGTGGTTGACACCGAGCAATCGGACGCCACCGCTCTGATCAACATGGGCAAAGCGCAGCCGACTCCGATTGTTGAGCCGGCCCCGGCAGTTTGCCCGCAGCCTTCCCGCAAATCCACCCGCAAGAGGACCAATGGGTATCTTTCAACAGACGCTTGAGAAGCTGCAGCATTTCACGCTGCTGGCTACTACGACCATCACCGCTACCGGCAACCAGACCGGCGTCGATCTCCTTGAGTACGACGGCGACATTCAGATCATCCTGGCCGGCACCGCTGCTGGCGCCAGCGCTGATCTGACGTTCCGCATCGAGGAATCTTCCGACAACAGCACGTTCACTGCTGTCACCGGCGGCACCTTCACCGCGATCGGCAACGCTGCCTACAAGGAGGTGAAGACCTTCGATCGCGACAACCTGAAGCGCTACATCCGTCTTAGCTGCACGGCTGAGACGGGCACCGCTTCGAGTGCTGTTACCTGCTTCGGCTTTGGCCTGAAGAAATACGGCTGAGCTGTTCAATGATGGCCCCGGCTTACGCTGGGGCCTTTCCTAGACTGAACTCAACTGCTACTGCACCATGGCCATCGCCAGCATTCCGAGCATCACGTTTACCCGACCGGCGAACACGACCGCCTATACCGCTGGCGATGTGATCGGCAGTGCAACTAGCGCGATTCATGAACTGACCGGCGCGGCAAGTTCATCGTCGTTTGTATTTGTGCAATCGATACAACTGCTGATTAACAATACAACGGTGCCATCAGGCATGGCTGGATTTCGCGTGCATTTGTATTCAGCAGCGCCTACTGCAATTCTTGATAACGCTGCCTATACGTTCACGACATCTGATGCTGCAGCATGGCAGGACAGTTACGATCTTGGCACCCCTGCTGTTCGTGGTTCGATGTTGCGCGCGCAGGCTTACTACCAGGGCGGCATTATGAAGCTGCAGCCGGCGTCATCCAGTTTGTATGCAATGCTGGAAACTTTAAGCGCCTATACCCCTGCCAGCGGCACCGCTTATACGCTGCGCGTCAAGGTACTTGAGGCTGGATTCTGATGATTGGCGCGCCGATCTTTCGCTATGCGCTAACTCCAGGATGGGCCGGCGATAGATTGGCGCGGGCTGCGCAGGCTGTGCCAAGCCTCGACCTCAACTTCGCCGTCACCAAGACTGTCGGCCCCCTCGTCACTTTCAACCGCGCCAGCAGCGCGACCTACATCGACAGCGCGGGAACGCTGCAGACGGCGGCTGTGGATGTGCCGAGGTTTGACCACAACCCCACGACCGGCGAAAGCCTGGGCCTGCTGGTGGAGGAGCAGAGGACGAACAGCATCCGTAACAACACGATGGTGGGTGCAGTCGCTGGTACGCCTGGGACACCGCCGACAAATTGGAACTTGCCTAGCCTATCCGGACTAACACAAACTATTGTTGGCACTGGAACAGAATCCGGTATTGCCTACATAGACATTCGCATTTTTGGCACAACTTCCAGCGCATTGTTTTTTGGAATACGCCCAGAAGGTCTAACCGTAGTAGCCGCAACTCCCAACAGCATTTGGACATTAACATTTTATGTTCGCTTAGTCGGAGGGTCACTGACCAACGTCACTGGCATTAAAAATGTATTAACAAACTTTAACAGTTCAGGGGCTGCGCTTAATCAATATGCAGTGGCATTATTGACGCCCACTTCTGCTGCTTTACCAACTCAGCGTTATTCTGTTTCAACAACATCCGCCACATTCGCGGATGCGACTACTGCCTTTATCTCAGGTGGCCTTCAGGTAGAAGCCAACTCCGGCGCCGCCATCGACATCACCCTCCGCATCGGCCTGCCCCAGCTAGAGCAAGGTGCATCTGCGACCAGCGTGACATTGACTGATAACACTGCACCACTTGGGAAGACCCGCAACGCGGACGTTGCCATCATCACGGGGGCAAACTTCAGCTCCTGGTATCGGCAGGATGAGGGGACGGTGTTTGCAAGTGCGGGCGTGCAAGATTT